TGTAATTCGGCCGTAGGTTGATATGGCGGGGGCTCGTTGTCCGGAAATGCTTCTTCCTAATGGCGATCTTCCATTCGTATTTGAGCCTACGCAATTGCGGATTATGATCGATGCGAAGAATGAAATGCAGACGATGATTACGACTGCTGATGGTTCGCAAGCGCCGGCTGGTGAAATCGCATCTGCAATGATCGATGAGGCAAAGAAAGCCGCTGAAGGCGCTCAAAAGCAGATTTGGGATTGGCTCTCTGAGGCTGGTTGGCATGCTGAAGGCCGCAAGCTGCTTGAAGATGCTGGCAAGGTTGGCGTAGCAATCCTCAAAGGCCCGATGCCGGTTCGTGTTAAGGCAAAGCGCATGCATCGCGAGATGCTGCCAGATGGCACTTCCAAGACGACCATTGCGATCCTTGAGAAAACGCAGCCATCGTCCAAGCGCATTAGCTATTGGGACTTCTTCCCAGCTAAGGATTGTGGCGAAAACATTCATAACGGCGCTTATGTTTGGGAGCGTGATCGCCTGACTGGTAAGCAGTTGCGCGAGATGAAGGAAGAGCTTGATGCGGACGGAAACCCTCGCTATATCAACTCGCAAATCGACAAGATTCTCAAAGAAGGCCCATCCTGTAAATACCTTGAGGATGAGCGTTTTGAAAAATCCGAGAGCGACAAATACGAGATTTGGTATTACACCGGCACTGCTGAATGCGAAGACCTGAAAGCTGCCGGCCTTGAAGTGGATGAAGGCGTTTCTTACCCTGTCATCGTTACGATGGTTAATGACCACGTAATCAAGGCAGCACTGAATGTATTGGACTCGGGCGAGTTTCCTTACGACGTGATGGTATGGCAGCGCCGTCCTGGCAAATGGTTTGGCAAGGGTGTAGCGCGTCAGATCCGCACGGCACAGCGCATGCTCAACGCAGCAACGCGCAACATGTTCGACAACGCTGGCTTGAGCGCCGGCCCGATCCTCGTTATTCGTGAAGGCATCTTGCAACCTGCTGATGATTCGTGGGAATTGACGCCACGGAAAATCTTCACGGTTAAAGAAGATGAGGACGTGCAGAAGGTTCAAGACGCAATCCATTCAATCATCATCCCAAGCAACCAGCCTGAGTTGATGAACATCATCGCAAAGGTGGAAGAGTGGGCGGAAAAGATTACGTCGATGCCTCTGATTATGCAGGGCCAGCAAGGCGCTGCAACTGAGACTGTTGGCGGCATGGCGATCTTGCAGAACAACGCCAGTTCTGTGCTGCGCCGCATTGCGAAAATCTTCGATGACAAGATTACTGTCCCTCACGTTGGGCGCTACTACGAGTGGCTGCTTTTGTACGGTGAGGATGAGAATGTAAAAGGTGATTTCCGTGTCATTGCGCATGGCTCGACCGCCTTGTATGAACGCGATGCGCAGAATCAAGCAATTATCCAGATGGCTCCGCTGGTGCAAAACCCTGCATTCGGAATCGATCCTAAGAAATGGATTGTAGAGGCATTTAAGGCTCAAAAACTTGACCCTAAGCGCTTCCAATTCACCGAAGAGGAAATGCAGAAGATGCAGGAGGCTGCGGAAAAGAATCCTCCAGAAGATCCGCAAGTAACTGTCGCTAAAGCACGTGGCGAGGCAGATATTGCGAAGGTAAAAGCACAGGCTGAGGCAGATGCTGCCCGATTTAAGGAAGAACAAGCTAATGTTGAGCGTGAAAATGCTTTTAAAGCGCAAGAAGCTGCTAAAGATCGCGAGCTAGACCTACAATTGAAGCAGATGGATTACCAAATGCGCCTGATGGAATACGCCGAGAAGAAAAACATGCAGTTGGCCGATGTGAAAAAAGAATTGGCAAAGAACGTGATGGATATCGACGCGCAGAAAGAAGTTTTCTATGCCGGTCTAGATCAACAGAAAGCGGAAGCGCCACAAGTAGCAGAGCCAGCTTTTGAGCCTGCTGGGCGCGCACCTGACGGACAAGCGTTTGAGCGATAGGCCATGGCAAAACTATCTCATCACGACAAGAACAGTAGCGCATGGATCTTAGTTAAGGCCTATGCCGAAGCACAGATTGAGAAGCACCGAACCGAGTTGGAGAAAACCAGCAAGGGCCACGATGAATCGATGGTGGTGCGAGGACAGATTAAAGCTTTACGTTTGCTCATTAAGGAAATGGAGCAAGGAAGCGCACAGGAATAGAAGTATCCGAGCGGCCGGAAATGACTGCTCAATAGTGACAAATAACTGCTCTGCGGCTGTTTGTCGTAAGCGCCCGAAAGGGCATTTGTTGGGAGTGAAAATTGGGAAACCAAAACACTGAGGTAGATGCACCAGAAGTATCTGAGCAGGAAGCGGAAGCAGCTTTTAATGCTGGCTTGAAGAAAACGCGTGGTGATCGAGGCCAAGCGGATGACGAGCCAAAAGAAAAAGTAGCTGAGGCTGATGAAGTCAAAGCAGAAGATGACAAGCCTAAGGATGGCGATAAGCCTCTCGAAACCGAAGGCAAGGATAAATCTGCCAAGGCAGAAGATCAGGTAGCAAAAGATAAGGTTGAGAAATCGACTGATTCTGAAGCTGATGATGCTGCAAAAGATGAGCGCATGTTCGCTGGCTTGAAGGAATCGGAATGGAAGGCCATTGCAGTAAAGGCCGCTCAATTCGATGAGCTTGAAGCCAAGATGACCAAGTTGCAGGACAAGACCGCAGGCACGATTGGCAAGCTGTCGCAATCCATCAAGGAAATGCAAAGCAAGCCTTCTGGTGGCGGTATCAAGGTCGTCAAAGAACAGCTTAAACGACTGAGCGCTGATTTTCCGGAGCTGGCCGAGAGACTAGCTGAAGACTTAAGCGAAGTAATGGCACCTGCACAAGGTTCCGCTGCCGCCAAGTTGGACCCGGAAGAGGTGAATAAGGTTGTTCAAGCGAAGCTGGATGAATTTAAGTTTCAGTCGGATGTGCAGCGACTCGACACGCTACACCCTGACCGTCTTGAAATCCTCCGTTCTGATGCTTACAAGGTTTGGTTTGGACTGCAATCGCCAGAAGCAAAGGACGCAGTAAGGACTAGCCGCGATGTGGATTTCGTTTCAACGGCAATCACTGCCTTCAAGACTTGGCGCGACAAGAACGCCCAAGTATCGGCTGATGGTGCTGAGCAAGCAACAAAAGCCGCCAAGCAACGCGACAAGCGGCTTGATGATGCAATCGCCCCTACCAAGGGTGCGCCTGCTGATTCGGCTAAACGAGCTTTGACGCCGGAAGATGAATTTAATGCCGGCCTCAAAAAAGTGCGGGGCAACCGCAGATAACTTTTAAAGGAAATTGAATCATGGGTATCCAAACCTACAACAATCCAGTAGGCCGTATTAACAAGATGGCCGGTGAAATCATCGGCCACGCAATGAACACCGAAGTCTTGGCAATCGCCACTTCTAAAAAGAAGATGCCGAAGAACAAATCGGAAACAATCATCTTCCGTTCGTGGGTTCCATACGGCGGCACCGTTGCACAGCCAAACATCTTCAACGTGTCGGCTGCTGCCCACATCGTTACCGAAGGTGTGACGCCTAACGCCGATACCATCGTTTCACGCGATGTGACTTTCGTGCTGAACCAGTACGCATGCTTGTATGCCCTGACCGACAAGGAAGCGGACATCTACGAAGATGACGTAGCCGAAGCGATGAAAGAGCAAGTTGGCGAGCGCATGGGTCTGGTGCGCGAGAAGGCCATCTACGGCGGCATGAAAGCGGCTACCAACAAGTTCTACTCGGGCGGCACTTCGCGCTCGACCGTAGCTGGCCGCATCACTGAGCGCTTCATGCAACAAATGGTTCGCTCGCTGGACAAAAACCACGCCAGGAAAATGCGCCCATCGCTGGGCGGTTCGGGCGACTACGGCAGCGCACAAGTTGAGGCTTCGTACATCGCCTTCTGCCACACCGATTGCACCCAAGATATCCGCGCTCTGCCGGGTTTCAAGGAAACCGCAATCTACGGCCAGCGCTCGGTAATCAGCGAAGAAGAGTTGGGTTCGTGGCAGAACGTCCGCTTCATCGTTTCGGCTGATCTGGACCCATACCTGAATGCTGGCGCTGCTGTTGCTGGCCTTGGTCTGGCAAGCACTGGCGGAACCGCTGCTGACGTGTACCCAGTCATCGTGATGGCGAAAGACGGTTACGGAGAGGTGGAACTGCGGGGCATGAACGCAATCGATCCAACCTACATCCCAGTCGATAAGAAAGACGGCTCGGACCCGCTGGGCCAACGCGGCTACATCGGTGCGAAGTTCTGGCACACCTCTGGCGTGCTGAACCCAGGCTGGATTGCTGTGGGCGAAGCTGCCGTAAGCGACCTGCAATAAACCATGAACGGGGCTGAAATACGCCCCTTTCTATAACCGAATCGAAAAGGAAACAAAATGAGCAACAACTTCGCTTTCATCCCAAATTTTGGCGGCACCGTCAATCTGGGCAAACCGGGCTTGGCTGCTGGCACCACTGCTGGCACCGTTCAATTGGCGGCTGCAACCATCTATGCCATCAACGGCCAGATGTATAGCAAAGCCATCACCAACAACATCGCTCTGACCGCTGCGCCGCTGCAAGCTGACCTGACCACTGCTATCTATGTTCTGGCTCTGGATGCTGCTGGTGCGCTGACTTCGTACCAAGGCATCCCACAACTGACTTCGGATCTGGCAGCGGGTAACAAGGTTCTGGCTTGGCCTACTTATCCAACCACCGTTGCACCAATCGGCTACATGAAGGTGGTGCTGAGCGGTGGTACGTTCACCGCAGGCACCACCGCGCTGAATGCTGCCGGCGTTACTGCAACGTTCGTGGATCTGTTCCAAGTTCCACCTGCACCGCTGCTGTCGTAATACCAAGGGAGGGCCGTGATGGTTCTCCCGATTCTATAACTTGCTTATAAAAGGAATCATCATGGCACTTCTGTATAACCGCATCCCTGAACTGACCGTTGAGCGTCAACTGGTCATTGGCCCCAATGCATACATCACCTATACCGGTGGCCGCAATGTCACGCTGAAAACTACGCGCTCCCTGAACCAAGCTGAATTGCGTGACCGTAATTTGGTTCTGGATCAAGCTGGCACTGCTCAGACTTACACGCTGCCTGCTGCAATGGGTACGGGCCGTAAGTACAAGTTCTACGTCGGAACCATCAATACGTCGAACTACATCATCAAAACTGCTCGCGCAACTGACCTGTTCAAGGGCACTGTCGTAATGGCTGGCGCTGCTGTATCGGCTTTTACTGCGGGCGCTAGCAATGCAACGTTCACCCTGAACGGCACTACCACTGGTGGTGCTGCGATCTGTGATTGGGTTGAGTTTGTCGACCTGAAAAATGGTACTTGGGGCGTTGATGCAGCGCTGACTTACACCGGCACGGCGGCGACCCCTTTTAGCGCGTAGTAGAAATAGCATCAAATGGGGGAGGCGATGCTTCCCCATCTTAAAAACCATAGGAGAAATAGACATGCCACGTATTAGCCGCCAAAACGATACCGATACCGAATCCCAAGTTATCGGCCAAGTTCAAACCCAAGTCATCCCAAGTTCGGGCGATCTGGACCGTGATGATTTCTCGACCAGCTTTGACACTGAAACTGCCCCTGCGAACCGCGATGCATTCTACAAAGAACTTAAATTCATGGAAGAGCATGTAACTGTTCTGATCCCAAAAGGCAATGACCCGGATGCAGAAGAGCAGTTTATTGACTGCGGCAATAACGGTGTTCGTCAGTTTATTGAACGTGGTGTGGAACAGGTCGTCAAGCGTAAATTCGTGGAAGTCCTGGCGCGTGCAAAGCGTGAAAAAATCTCCACCCCTGAATTCATTGATGCGACCGGCGCTCGTGCTACTAAGTTGGTTCGTACGCCTTCGTTGATTCACAACTTCCAAGTTACGGAAGACACGCAAGAAGGCCGCGCTTGGCTGCGCCGCATCCTGGCTGAGGCGTAATCAAACATGAGTACCTTCCTCCAGTTGTGCCAAGCCGTACGCCAAGAAGCCGGTATTTCCGGCAATGGCCCATCGTCAGTAACGAACCAGCAGGGGGAAATGAAACGAGTAGTTGATTGGGTTGCTCGGTCCTATAAATACATTCAGAACAAAGAGCGTAATTGGGATTTCCTGAGAAGTGATTTTACCTT